CCTCCTGCTGTTTCCGCCGCAGCTAACAATTTTCCAATTGCGGTGTCTCTAGCTGCCTTCATATTTTGGAATGACATATTTATTATCTTTCTATTTGTATTGTTTGTATTAACTGTAATATATACTATTTTTATTAAGATGTAAAGACTTTATATGCAATCTTTTTCATCTTCTTTTTATTTATCCATTGGGACAAAAATGGTTCGTGTCTTTTTATTGCCTTATATGTATTTGGCCAATGTAGTGTTTCTGTATCACCAGTCCTATTATATTGGTCTGCCCAGCCACATATTAAATTCGTTATTACTCTTACTCTAAAATCAATCCTACCACTAGCAAAAGGTGGTGTTAATACATCATGTTCAGGTTTACAAAACCAATCAAAATCTTTTTTTGGAAATCTTTCCCTTTCCCACTTTAACGCTTTCTCAAAATTATATCCTTGTGATTGTAACCAACCTTCAAACTCTTCGTATAATCCAAAATCAAATTCACTTGGATGTAGATTACCATGGTTAGCATTAACATATGCTAGCTTGATTATTTTATCTTGCCAAACTAATTTTCTACAAACACCTTCATACCACCACTTCATTCTATCAGCATGGTACTTTTCTGGTTTGAACCAAGGCATCTTATATCGATACTTGACTGCATTATAATCAGACTTAAAATTCATAATGACTGAATTGCAAATACACCAAGCCATGTATGGGTCACACTTTATCAAATTGGTAACTGGTTTCCTTGAGTGTTTGGAATAACGTTGAACCTCATAGCTTCAGCCTCTAGCTTAGCCTTTAGTGGTCCTTTAACTAATTTTGCAATATCGTGCGGGTCTATCTCATGTTCTTCACATACTTCTAATAGAGCCTCACTATATTTCATACCATCGGTATGTACTAATAAGCAGACTTTCTCTGCTAATGATTTTTTTGTAAATGCTACTGGTACTTCGGGTTTTTTTGCTGCCATATTTCTCCTAAAAATTATAAGTAATATTATACCAAATATTATAAGTTATGTCAATCTTTATGTATAGTATTATAAATTAACATACATATAGCATAAACGCAAATTGCACCTATAACTATTTGACCCATCTCTCCTAACTTAACTATTAAGTACTGCCATATATTTATATCATTATTCATTGGGTAATATCTTTCTAATTTGTGAAGGTGAGAAACCTTCGGATTCTAATAAACTAACTACAACATCTTTATCGACCCAACCATACACTTGGTCATCTCTACTATATCCTAACTCAGGTAATGTAGCAAAGTCTTCGTTCTCATCAAAGTATGCTACCTCGTAAGAAAAGTAGGGCCCTTGATCATGTTTAGGTGAGCAATAGTGATGTTCACTCGCTTGTACCGACAAGAATCCACCACGCTTTGGTAATGGTATCGCCGGGTTTCTTTCTTTTAATGTAATCATACTTGTTTCAATATACTCCTGTTTGCTTTTCTATGAAAATATTTTTTATTGTCATTATAAGACTCGGCAGATAGTACTTCGATATATCCACCGGTCTTATGTTCATAAACCATTCTGCCACGTTTCTTTGGCTTATTCATTCGTTCTGCGCATTGAACGCAATACTTAAATCCTAACTCAAATCTTTCTCGTGGCATTGGGTTACCACAACCACACATTACGTATTGATTTATTTGCATACTATAATTTTACAATGTTCATTAACTCGACCATTGACTGGTTGTTTATTTCCTTTCAACTTATCCCAGTTCTTAACCAAATCCTTAGTAGCCAATACTGACTCTACTTGATTCGCTCGAACTGTAAATTGTTGACTTCTATCTTTATCAAAGTCCTTGATACTTGTACCCTTAACCGATAATCCATTTCGAGTAAGAGCAGAGTACTTCTGTAACTTGCGTGTCTTCTGATTAAATAGAACTACGTGTACTGAACCAGGAATCTTGGAAGCAGGTACTTTAGAGTTCTCTTTATCATAATTCAAATCACGAACTTGTAATCCCGCAGGCTTTACCTTCTTAGTTCTAACAATGGTTTTCTGATTTGCCTTTTCGTATTTTGATACGTCAGCTTTCATTTTTTCTAAAGTCTTTATCCATTTGTTTAGTTCGCGTCTTGTAAGAAAAGAATATCCCTCAACCATTTGGTCACATGTTTGTTCATATGCTTCTTTGGCTTCTCCGATATATCGGTCAAGAAAGTTATGAACGAACTGACAACCTTTAGCAGGAATGTTTGCTCCAGCTAATAATGTTGCAACATGTACTGAAGCGATATTCTTTGTATCTTCAGTCCAATCATCAAGAGCATAGTCGATGTGAGATATAACTTCAGCATCTACTTTATCTTCTAATCGTTTCATTGGTGAAACAGAAGGTGCCTTTGGTTTCTTTACTAAGTTAGGGTCTTCATCTACTCCAACGAAGTTGAGACTTCTTGCCTTTGATACTGATGTACTAATATTGTTCTTTAGATATGTATCGTCGTAAGGCATACCACGATTAATCATTCGAGCAATCTTACCAATAGTAGTTACTCCTACCTTTTCACCATACTTCTTAATTAGTTTGATATCATCTTTCTTATAACCTTCATTAGTCATATAAAGAATTAAGTCAGGTATCAAATCTTTAGCTGAAAGATAGTATGCATAGAAGTTAAGACAACTTGAAAACTTTTTGTCGATTTCTTCTTGAGTCATTGAATCAGCATTATCCCATGTTGGTTCATCACCCGTATATTTTGCATCCTGTGCGGATACTTCGCCTGTTCTAGTAAATACTGCCATTATAGATATGTCCCCATTAAATTAAGTTCATCTTGAATATCATCGTCTGTCGCTGGAATCGCATCGAATGCAATCACACCTTCGTCGATGTTAAGTTTATTCCCTTTCGGGTCTGCAACTGGTTCTCCAGTCTTTTCATTGTACCACCCGAGGTCTTCATCGTATAGTACTCTTGCTTTTTTCGGTCTTGCCATAATATAATCCTTTGTTCTTGGTTCTTGATTCTGTTAATAGTATAGACTATTAATCTTCTCGTGTCAAATTAAATTTATCAATAAATGGGTTGAAGAATGGAAACACCACTCTAAAAAGTAAATAACCTATATGCATTGGTATTACAATCATTACACAAAGGAAATCTATTGACGCTCTTACTAACTCTCGAAAGCTAGCTAGAATACTGGCATCTAGCCATTGTATATATTCTTTAAACGTCATCTTTATTAATAATCCCATTAATAGTTTCAACGATGGATTTTAATTCATCACGTACATCATCTTTGTGAGATGCGTAATGACCCATTGCGTTGTCCAACATTTCAACTGCAACCTTAGCAGTTGTCGCGCGTTCTTTTATAATATCCGCGGGTTTTAAACTCGGAGTCCTATCCAGTATTTCTAGGATAGCTTCCGTTTGTGTTTTATATTCACTTGCCATAATATTTCCTTAATTAAAAAATGAATCTTGGCATACTTGACACATGCCAGATATTGTAAATTCTTTCCGTGAGAGTTCGTCTTTGAACTCGGTCGCAGGTTGACTACACATAGTACAGATATCGGCATAGATGTGTGAACGTCGATTTTTGCCAAATATGTTTGCGATGTGAGATTCCATTTCCGCTGATTTCTGTGATGGGTTAGCCATTATTTGTACCTCCTGTTTTTGAATTTTTCTTTAAATGCTTTTTCACGAATCGCATAATTTTGTTCATACGACTCTTGGTAATTCTTTTCTAACTTCGCACCATATTCTTTTCCGAATATCGTTGCTAAGTCTTCTGCCGACATCCCGCAGGATTCACGATTATAATTATAATTGGCCTGCGTTAAGGCATCAATTAAATTCTTTTCTTCTTCTCTTGTTTTCGGTAACGTGACTGTTATATTTCCAAATTCCGATAAACTCATACTACTCATAATATATTCTCCAATCTTTATATTTTAATATTACACGACTATTTTATTTTTGTCAATACCATTCGCAACAAAATCATCAATTATTTTATTCACAGTGGCAGCTTCCGTATCATACGGAGAAATCCTTAACATATATGTTTTGGCTCCTAGCCCATCTGGCGTGGTTATATAATGAAATGCTTTCACATTATCTGGTTCTACATCAAATTCAATCAGAACTTTGTAACCTTTATATTGCCACTCTATATCGTTATACATTACTTAACTCCTTGTAATCTTCTAAAATAGAATCCATAAGTCCTCGAGCATCTAGTGACATCTCACAATAGTTATGCTTCGACCATTTGATAGCCTCATCAACAGAAATGGTTGTTTCCGTTTTCTTGGCTACATCTACCAGTACCCAAATACCGACAGCGTAATCTAAATAATATTTAATATAATCTCCGTACATATTTTTACCTTTCTAAAATAACATAATCACCGAACGCATCATCAAATTTAAGAATCAGCTCTTCATAACTTCCAGACATCAAGTCTTTGGACATGCGTTCTACTTCTTCTTTTGTATACATTAATTGTTTTGCCAAGTTTCTGGCCAATCCAATCAAATAGAAGGCGTTACCTTCTGGCCCTGTCAAATCAATGACAATGTGGGATTTTTCTTGTTTTGCTCTTATCATAAAATTAGTATCTCACTCCTGTCCAACGAACGGTGTTAACTCTTAGCGATTCAATCGTATCATTAATCGCATTTCCTCTAGCGAAGTTTCTTGAAGGAGCTTTCCAACTGGCTGATTTCAAAATGTCGCCATACTCAAATTTTGCATCGTTCTTTGAATTAACGATGAATCCCCAAACTGAACCACCAGTTACTATCTTAATATATTTGCTACCCGGTCTTTCCTCAAGAGTTGTAGCGAACTCATAATACATCCTTTCTTTAGGAACAGGAGAATCTTTATAATCAATCGCGGCTGCATCTTCTGGCAGATTTGAAAACTTTTTATAATCTTCAGTAATTAGACATTTGATTAAATCAATTGCGTCAATCATTGAACGACCTGGTTTAATAAGATGGTGGTCATCTGAAACATCCATTCCGTGAATGGTTGTTGTATTAGCTTTTTTAGCGCCGGTCGCTACCCAATTTACTGAACTCATATTGTCCTTTCCTTTTTTCATAATCATATTATACCAAATAATCGGCTATATGTATATAGCTTTTTTAAAAAAATGCAAACGTAAACCGTTGCGGTTGTGCTATTTATGATTTCAGTAAAAAAATCCATAAAAAATGTATAAGTGATACGGCCGCAGATACTTGCGACTTTTTATCTACTTATACACGATATCAGCCAAATGAGATTCAAACTTCTCAATTACTTGTACTCGATTTGGCCAAAGGATATATTCCTTATCGGGGTTCTGCTTTAGATTAGCCAATAATGGCTTTATAGCATTGTGTAGCTTCTTTAGTTTCTCTTCGTTAACTGTTGCGGTAGATGCAGCAGAAGATGCCTTCTGTGCTACTTCTAGCTCATTCTCGTTGACGGCAGTAAAACCAAAGTCTTCTATTGTCCAAAAGTCGTCTGACATATTACTTGTCCTTGTCTAAATCTAGATTGGCTCTATGTTTATCTGTGATATGTCTTTCTTGAATTAGAATCTTCAGTTTCATATCTAAACGAATCATGTCGTTATCTAGAGCCTGTACTTGTTTCTTTAATTTACCTAGCGATGAACCACATGCGCTAAGTGCAGGTTTAATCTCTTTGGTAACCCATTTCCAAATGTACCAAATGAAATACCCAGTTAATAATAATGCGATAATAGGAAAGCCATATGTTCCTATAATATCTGCCCAGTGATTAAATTCGTGTCCGCTCATAATTAGTCGTCTCTACAATCTTCTTTACCTTCTGATGCTGCCACTCTATCTAGATTTGGCTCAACATTAAATGCTGATGAAAATAAACAATCGATTTTAACTATGTCATTATTCATAACATCACATTTGTTTTCTAATGCCAGAAGTGATGCCGATATACCATCTACTTGGTCTTTTACTTGTGCTAAGATAAATTTAAGGATTAGAAATAGAAACCCACCAGTTGCTAAAGCTACTGTGATTGGTACTCCTACTTGGTTAATAAAGTTTAGTATATCGCCAGTCATAATATCTATTTATAAAAAAAGACCCTTATAAAACATTATTATAAGGGTCTAATCTTTCTTTTTTTACTTTAGAAAGTGAATGCTAATCCGATATCCGTAGTACCTTCCCACGAATCACCGGTACCTCCAGCACCACTTAAATCATTCTTTAGATAATTGTACTGAGCATATAGTGCATCAATCTGTAATCGAAGAGTACCTAGTGTATAGGTATAATCTTCATCATAACCAAAAGACTGACCATATCCACCTCCTGCAATCAAATCGAATGAACCATTTGAGAATAGTAGTTGAGATACTGAAGCCTCAATGACTCCTGCGCTATTGTCGTCAAGAGATGCATCGATAGTTGTGGTAAAGACACCAGCTACATCGAGATCATAAATTGCAAACAATTCATGTAAGTCATCTTGACCATCAACTTGTGATAATTGTACTCCTGCACCTAATGCTCCAATCGGTGAACTTAACGTCGTTCCAACTGCTACATATAGTTCAGAAACTTCTGAATCAACATACTCTAAGTTACCAACAAGACCGAGTGCTTTGAAAACCGGTACATCTGCTGATAGTTTATAATATAGAGAATCTTCTGCGCCACTATAAGCTCCAGAGTCGATTCGTTTTTCATACTTTCCAATTTCTCCGTCAAACGTTGCAGCTTCTGCAGAGCTCGTGAAGAACCAGATACCAAAAATCCCAAGAAGTGCGATGATTGGCCATTTTAGTTTGTTTATTGTATTCATATTTCCTTTTTGTTTTAAACGAAGACACACCTGTATCTTCTAGTAAATTTGTAATTACTCCCAAATAGCTTGGTGCTTATCTTTTTCCACCGGGTGTGAAATAGAACCCGATGATAGCTCCCAAAGTGGTAATCGAGACAAGGGCAATGTGTCCTGTTGTGATTGAGGTTGTGACTCCACTGTCAAGTGGCATTTTGAATAATCCCCACAAGATGTTGACTTCTTTGAATTGCTCAGGGGGAACAAAGGTGACGAGGTCAATGCCGGGGTAGATGGTACAGAGTATGGAGATGGTCGCAAAGTTGAGCATGCCGATAAGAGCAATGAGCCGGCGAGTAGCACGGGTAAACAACGAAGATTCTTTATCTGTGGCTTCTCCGAAAACCGCTTTCTGAAATGCAGCATTGCTGTTTGCCATTGCCATGTCTCTTGCGAGTTCTCTTTTTGCTTTTGCTTCTCTTTCTTCACTTGCACTTTGTATAAACCCTCCAATAATCTTGAGCATCGAACCCATTCCGGTTGCTCCAAGAGTCGATAATAACATTGTAATTAATCCAAACATTGTAAATTAGCGGTGGTTTTAAACGGCCCACCATACCGGTTTATTTACCAAGATGTTTCTTCCATTTAGCAGGAAGGCCTTCAATCTTGGATTCTAGTTCCTTGGCCGTTTGTTCGGCTTCAGCCACTAATGCATTAACCTTTTTGATATTGTTTCGTGCAACTAATATGCCGACAACAAAACCAACTAGGAATGTTAATATTAATGTAACCATAATTTAATCTCCTGGTTTATTATTCAGTAGGGATATCGCAGGCCTCTGCTCCACCACCACCGAAGATTGCATTTAGGATTATTAATCCCACGATGACAAGTCCAACTTGGACTTTCCTGTCTTTTAGGTATTTTGTGTATTTTTCCATAACTATTTATTATTTATAATAATTGCTTCTGATAAACAAGCATTTCTTGGTTTATTCAAAAACAATTCGAACCCTTTCTCTTTTAGTTCTTCTAGTATTTCTTTATACTGAACCAAACTTTTTTCATTATCAATGAGTTTTATTTCAAACTCAATCAATAAAGCTTTAAAAGAAATATCATTGTCTAATATCTCTCGACAAAAATCGTACCACACGCCTTCAATATCTGCCTTTATAATATCTACTGAAGGCATATGTTCTTTCATTATAGTTTTTAAATTCTTAGTCTCAACTTCAATATATGCAGGGTCTTCTCCATATTGTGGTAAAGGTAAAAGAGAATAACATCTACTTAAATTGTTTCTATCATAATAAAACTTCATAGTGCCATTTTCTTTTGCATATGCAATTGGATAAAATGTCATCTTATCTTTGTTAGGCCAAGTAAATCTATCAAACAAATTAACACTATCTGGTGTTGGGTCATAACAATTAATTTTTAAATTCTGATTATCACCACATATACCTTGTTCGAAGTTAGTATCTCTATGAACTCCAAATGACAATACGTTTTTACTATTATCTACTATTTCTTTTGGTAACCAATAATTTGAATATTGTTTAAATTGCTGTGGCTGAAGGTATTCATTCTCAATGACCTTCATTCGATTATACACATGTTGTAATTCTTCATTCATAGTAAAATTTTATTTATAAAAGATATGCCTACCAATCTTCACTGTTTTTTTCATAGACTCTGCCCAATAAGGTTTATCGATATAATCTGCATGATAGTGGTCGGCACCTTTAACATAGTTGGTATCTCTACCTAAAATGTTTTTAGCAATCTTCCAGCGTGGATGTTTCTTTGCTTTTGCTATCTGGTCTTCAATAACCATTCCATTCCAACAAGAGAATTGCCACTTTTGCAAACAGACTTCTGCAGGAGTCATCTTTCTTTTATCGGCTCGAGTCATAATGACTTCATAAACTCCTTCAAGAGCTCCGACATGATATTCTCCACCAGCTTCTAAAATAATAGTGGCCACTACAACATCATTGTCAGTATATGCTTGAGCCTCACAACTTTTCCCGCAAATGATTGCAGCCATCAAAATAAACCATGCTAATATAATTTTCATATGTATATATTACTATAATTGATATTATTTGTCAATAAAAAATAGGCAGTTTTTTGACGAAATATGCCCAGGTCAGTCCTATTAGATAAGAAAATTAAGCTACGTGGTTAAGATTCCACATTTTTCCGTTGCCATTGAACTCACCAATAATGTTAATACTTCTTCGCCTTTCGGTTGGATTGATTCTTGGTGATACACTATGAACTGAGTTCTTTACATTCAAGAACATACAAAAAGTATTTGCTTTATAAGGAACTTCAAAGACAGGCTTATGTAAATCATTATCGATTTCTCTACCTGACTGACCATCATGTCCCATGTGAACTTGAGTTATATCTTTTGATTCGTGAATAGTAAAGTTACCACCTTCAGCTTTATCATTTGGTTTCTTCATATATAATAAACCTGCAAAGATTTCAACTGGATTATCTAAATGTGGTGTTCGACTTGTACCAGTTTGGTCAACAGGTTCGTGAACTACAAATTGACAATCTTGAACTACTTGGCCACTTCTATCAATATTCCTAACCGATGGTTTGAAATTCAATAGTTGTTCGTATGCTGCTTCTCCGTAATGATGAATAATATTCTTTTCAAACAATGCGATACACGCTCTATAATATTCAGGTGAAGTATGATACTCAAAGAAGTCTTGCCAAATCTGTGGTATCTTTCTTTCAACCAAAGCTGGGTTACATTGATATCTATAACATATTCCTTTATCATAAGGTTGAGTAGAAGTAACTAAAGACTCAGGAAAAGATTCACAAAGTTCTTTATATATCTTTTTAGGTAAAGCATCTTCTACACATAGATGTGGATATGGTAAATCAACTATTTCTTTTACATTTTGTATTACACTTATATTCATTAATCAAGTCTATTCATAATGTGAGTTGTTTCTCCAAGGTTTTCAATCTTGGCCAATATATCTTCATACGAAGCAAGAACATGAAGACGCTTATCAGCTGATAAAAGAATCTCCGCTCTGTTGGGATTATGAGTTGCAGAACAAATGTATTCGATTCGGTTTAATGGAATCAATACTTTGTTTGCTTCTTTTCTGATTTCACTATCAGTCTTATCCCAGTCCTGTAGTGGTATTCTATAACATTCAATAAACATATTTGTTTCTCCTATACTGTGAAAGTACTAAAGTCTTGACTACCACTTGATTCACCAATAGTATATTCGTGAACATCTGGCATTATGTCATCTTGAGCGCTCTCGTCTAATTCATATAATCTCATCTTTGGTCTATCAATACCAACGACAAATCTTTTATTCTTGGTGGGGTCATTATATCTGTTCTTTAATTGTTTGAACATCACTTGATTCATACCCTCTAGTTGTTCAGTAGATATCATTGCTAACATTAAGTCAGCAGTTGCAGGAAGACCGAATGACTCTGAAGTATCTGTTAGTTCAACATCAGAAGAATTATATCCACTACGAGTTACCTGCGTTGCAGACCAGATGGGAACATTAAATTCACCAGCCAATCCACGAACTTCTTCAGCAATTGCTTTTACCATGTGATAAGTATTTACTGAACCACCAAGTCCTTTGATTCTAGAACTTGCACAGATATTTAAATAATCAATAAAGATAATATCTGGTTTGAAATCTTTCTTTAGTTCTAGTTCATTTAATAAAGCTCGGAAATGACCAGTATGTGCAGAAGCAGTTGGATATTCTTTGATAATCAATCGACCACGAGTCTTTGATTTGATTTTATCAATATGAGATTCGAACTGATTCTTACTTAGAGCATTCAGTTGGTCAATCTCAACATCCATAAGATTCGCATCAATACGTTCTGCGATTCTTTCTTCAGCCATTTCTAAAGTTATGTAAAGAACATTACGTCCTTGATCCAGAGCAGCAGAAGCAAAGTGACACATTGCTAATGATTTACCAACACCGGTTCCAGCAAGTATAATATTCAATGTTTTGTTTGTGATACCACCATTAGTAATAGTATTCAACATTTGAATATCAAAAGGAACTTTTTCTTCTACTTTATGATAGAAATCAAATCTACCTTCAAAGTCATCAATGTAATCGTGGCCAACATTCCTATCGAAGTTTACTTGAAGAGCCTTTTGTAATATATCAGGTATTGCTCCTGTATCCAATTCCTTTTCTTTACCATCAATGATACCAATAGATTTCATAATGCCAAGAAAGATAGCTCTGTCTTTACACCACTTCTCAGTATGTTCTAACATCCACTTATCATCAACCTTTTCATCTACGATACAATCAGAAATAATATCAAGTACCTCTTGATTGTTTTCTGTATTCTTTGCAGAGTTTACAAACTCTAATTGTAATGTAGATTTAGATGGTAAAGAATTATATGTTGTAATGAAGTTAAGAATTAAATCGTAAGCAATCCTTTCGTGACCTTCAAAATAATCTGGTTTTACAAAAGGTAATGTTTTACGAGCGAATTGTTCATCATTACAAATCTTCTTTAATATCAGCCGCTGGATGTTCGTCATATTGTCCGTACTCTTCTTCTAAAATGAATATTAATATTTTACTTAGGTAATCTTTAAACTTACGATTGTCTTGTAGATTATCTATTGAATATCGTAGATTACCTTGATGGACTGCAAACTTGAAGTTCACATTACATCTATCATTCTCTTTATCTTCATTTAAGTCAACCTTTCCAAAAGAAAAGATTACTCGTTTGAATCTACCTTCATTGATTCTTAAAGCATATACTTCGGAATCTTCTTTTTCAATAAATGTAAATGTTTCTTTAGTTATCTTCGTCTGTGCCATCTGCTTCTTCGGTTATCATTGAAACATGACCAACTGAAAACTTATCTTTGATTGCTTTAGCAAAGTCTGTCTTTGCAAATACATCAGTCCAAAATTCTTCAGTTAATGTTTCTTTCATTCTCTTATTACCTGTAAGTTCTTCACCTGTTGCTGGATTCACTGCTTGATACCAACCAACCTTTGGTTTCTTTACATATCCTAAATCAAGACCAACATCTGTAAGACCAGAAAATTGTTGAATGCCACCTTCCCATGTAACTGAGATAGGAATCTTTGACTTCTCTCTTACGAATCGAGACTTCTCAACATTGATTACGAAGTTGTAACCTTTGATTTCTGTACCTTCTTTTTCTTGTTGTCTTCCAATAATCCAAACATTGTCTGCTGAGTACATAATACCTGTACCACCAGAAACGATTGCTTTAGGGAATAAACCAATTTCTTGATAAGTATGGTTGATTGCCAACAAAGGAATATTCTTCATAGTTAAGTATGGAGTTACCATACGGAATAATCCTTTAAGAGCTTTAGCTCTAGTCATATCAGCAACTGATTTCTCACTCAATGCATCTTCTAATTCTTTCTTTGATGCAAGGTTACCAACCGAATCAATCATAATGACCACTTTATCACCACGTTCGATTTGTTCTAACTGACCAACTAAATCGAACTTTAGTTGTTCTACATTAGGAATCGGAGTGTGTAATACTCTGTCTGTATCAATACCGAATGCTTCGAAGTATGATTGTGGTGAACTGAACTCTGAATCATAGAAGAGCAAGACTGAATCTTCATGTTTTTTCAGATAAGCTGCAGCCATCAACAATCCAAAAGAAGTTTTGAAATGTTTAGATGGTC